GTCGGCGGAGGGCCAAGTTCAACGCATGACATTCGAGCTGCTTCGCCGTGAGGTGCTTCTCCGCTTTCGTGAGCACGGTTTGGAGCGCGGTGCACTGCTCAGCATAACTGAGCGCACAAACCGCAGCGTCGCCTTGCCCGAGCCGATACAGTGTGCGGCACAAGTGGTTGACAGGTTCTGCGATTAGGCGGCCGCCCACGTAGAGCTGGGAGCAGAACTCAGCGATGTCGGAGCTGTAGCCGGTGGACTCAACGGAGATCATGTGCTTGATCTTCCGGAAACTGAGACGCTCAGGCATGCTGCCGTCGCGGAGGAACCACCGCTTGGGCCCATATATGCTAGCGTCATCACCGGAAGCCAACACGCAGAAGTCACGACGCACGTGGAGGTTAGGTAACGTGGTCTTGACTGCCAAGCTGGCGCAGTTGTCGATGGTGTTGAGTGTCCAGGTGAAAGGGAAACCGGACGGCAACATATGCCCCAACTCGAGAGTGCCCATCCTCGTCTTGTGCAGCAGAAGCATGAACATGTCTAAGACAGGCTCCGGCATGCCGGTGGAACGCAGAAGGTATTCCCAGAAGACGAGGTAGCATTCATTCTGCTGAGAGTCCCAGGCCTTGTAGTCGTTGTTCCACACAGGCGACCCAGGCGTGACGCCCTCAAGTCCTTCCGCTATCGCGCTTGCCAGCTCCTCGGAAGTCTTCTCCGTATTGAGAATGACGTTAGGTGGGAGAGCGGCCAATATGAGCTTCGTCAGGTACTTTGAAGCTCCGCACTGCATGAGATTCCATTGCGTTTGAAAGCCGGTGATCATCTGCCCCTTCTTGGCGTTCGAGAAAATCGCCGCCATCTTGGTGACGCTCTGGGCTTTATGGAAGGTCTGGTATTCCATAATATTTGCGTCAGCAGTGATTTTCCCGCGGTTGGCGACGTGGTAACTGGGCCCCTTCGCGTAAAATGCCTCAAGCGCATCAGCCACGCAGCGCTCATAAAGGACAGGGTCCCAAGCAGGTAAAGACTGCCCAGGTGGGAGGAAAACTGCGTGAAAGGCCTTGAACAAGCCGAGACCACCACCGGTGAAATGAGTGAAGGGCTTCTTGGGCCCGGTGAAGCGCACATCAAAGTTCCACGCATGGGTCACTGCGTCTTTGTTGTGGTGTCTGACGTAGACGGCAGTGGCCAACGAGCGAGTGTCAATTTGATCGGTGAGGCCGTATCGTGTGAGCGCCTCACGATACTCGATGCGGTTATCGGCGCAGACCATCTCAACAACCATGTCTCGGGTGCCCTCATCATCGCAGATGTCGCGCAGGTTGAAGCTGGCTAGATCATCATCAAGCAGCGCGTCGTGTTCCTCAACAGCGCCTGAAGAAGGCTCAGGAAGGTCCTCAGGCTCGTCATCGCAGGGGGCGTCGTACGGGAGAAACTCGTCAAGCTCCTCAACGGCAGTTATCGCAATGGCCCGGCGTTGCTCCTGTGAGGCGGTGGCGAAATTCCCCGGGCGTGGAGTCTCTTCATTGTTGAAGAAGAGAGACGCAGGGGGGGCCAGAGCCGCAATGGTGCCAAACGTTAGGGCTTTAATGTGAGCGCCCAACGTCTGGTTGCCTAGCCCGTACCCGAGCATTTCCCGGTATCCGACGTGCTTCATTTGACCTAGTCGCAACACGTCCTTCAAGTGCGTCGGCTTGTTGTGTTCGACGTGAGCACGCACAGCGGAGGCCAGCCCTACGACAGAGTGGGTCCTGAGGTAGGTGATAAGCCCGCGGAAAATCGGCGATCGGGAAGAAGCCGCGAGACGAGTGTCGTTACCGTCTATGAAGACTTCCACATCCCCGCGGGAACGCGTCAGGGCCACGAACCAGTCGTAGTCGGTAGCCCAAATGGCAGCCCGGTCCACGTGCAGCAGCACTTTGTCGAAGCTCTGGCCTTGACTACCGTCGATGGTATACACCTCACCGAACTCTCGAAGCGCGGACGCAGAAGTACCGTTGAACGTCAGCACGGTGCAATTCTTGGGATTGCGCGCCATACGGTGGAGCTGCCCAGGGCCGTCATGACCGCCAGTCGCGCCCAAGAGTTGGGCAACCGCCACAGGCAAGCGTCTCTGCTCGTGGTAGTAGGCCACAGCAGCGGGGCTGACGCGGTGGATGTTGCTAACCGAAGCTCTCGACAAGGAGGGGACGTTACCCACAGGGTAACTCTTCTGCGCCGGGTCCCCTGTGAAGAAGACATGCTTGACCTCAGCGTGGGTGAGCAGGAAAAGGTCGAGGATGGGGGGGGTGAGACCGATGTCGTCAAAGAGCACCACAGCGCTGGCCGGTTGATACAACGCCAGCTCCCAGGTCTTGAAAACCGGCACGTTGCCTTTGTAACCACTCTCACGCTTGAGGTCATTGCGGAGGGTAGTGGTGGGTGCGATGACGGTCAGACCACGCATTTTGTGCCCGGCCTCGACGGCAGACTGGATGATTTTCCGGAAACCATGGGACTTTCCTGTGCCAGGCTCACCGAA